CCCTACTCTGCTACGAAGTTTGTTTCAGTAACGTCGATGTCTGCAGCAATCATTGCTGCCTTAGTTGCTTCACTGATACCAGGATGTTCGTGTCCACCTAGCCAGTACTCGTCAACTGCTTCTAGTTCATCCTGTGAGAACCAACGTCCACTGGAGTAAGTGCTTCCAGTGCGAGTGATTGTTACTCCACGATTAAGACGGAAGAAGTAGAACAAGCGATGTCCACCAGTGGGACCTTCTTCTACCACAGGTGTGGTAAATAAATAAGTTGTCATTTGTTCTCCTTAATGAACTTACTGATGAGGCTAGGTTTCCCTAGCCCCACCCGTCAATCAACTAAGCGATTGATGAACCAGACTCAATGCGGTATAGTGCTTCTTCACGGAAACGTGCGAAACCTAGAACGCCGTACCATCCGATTGGACGGAAGCGGTTCAACTTATCGGTAACTGGACCGATAACTGTGTGTGGCTCTTCTGCCACTGCCTCAGCAAGTGCTTGCTGTCCGCAAAGGATTGTGCGGTACACCTTTGCAGATGAAGCACCGTCTGTTGCGACGTATAGACGTGGTGACTCTACGAAGTAGGCACCCTTGTAGCGACCAACTTCTCCAGCCCAGATACGGTCTTGTGAGATACCGTATGCGTTAGGTACTACCCAACCTGCTGCTGATGATTCAAGCATTAGGTCGTGTGCGTCATCTGGGTGTACTCCAGCCCAGAACTCGTTTCCACGCTTACCTGAAGCCTTGTTAGTACGCAACTTAGCAACTGCCTTAGCGATGTTCGCTGTTGACAATGTTGCTGCTGCTGTAACAGTCGCTGTTGATGTTGCAGTTGAACCTGAGTAGATTACGTTTGTACCGCCGCGAAGTGCTGTCATAGCAAGTGCGTCGATTGAATCTGCCTGGTTGCGTGCCATCAATGTAACGATGTCTGGGTCTACTGAGTTCAAAGAGAACAACTGTAGAGCACGTGTGTTAGTTGTTGCGTTACCGAATTCCTGCATTGTGATAGTCACAGATGTAGGTGTTCCGATTGTTACGCCATCAATGTCTGTTGACTCAGTAAGAGCAGTCGTTGCGTTAGCAAGGTCTGCGTAGCGTTGTAGAACAACGACGTTACCGTTTGTTGATGGGGATACTGGGCGCTTGTCTGCTACTGCACGAATTAGGGGTTCGTCGCGAAGGGCAAATTCGATAAACTTATCGTATGCCTTCTGTACTAGACCTGCGCTATTTGCTGTACCTCCGAGAGACGCTGAGTCTGTCGATGTAAAGTTTGTAGCCAAGTGTTCACCTCCTGGTGATTAGATACTATGAATGTTTAAGATTGTGAGTAGAGGATGCGGGTGAGTTCCTCGGCGGATTGTGCTCCGTCGATTTTCATTTCCATATCTTCGCCTCGGTCAGGTGTGATTGCACCCTGTGTGACCGCGTTCTGCTTGCGTAATTCAGCACGATTGCCGTCTACTTCAGGTGTTCCTTCTGCTGGGTTATAACCAAAGAGGTCTCCATTATCGTCAAGCCAGTTTTGAACTGTCTCTTCGTTAACTTCTTCCAAGTCTTTGAGGATTAACCGTGCAGCCTTAGGATTCACACCCTGTTTTTCTAGGAGTTCTTTAACAGAAGACTCTTTCTCTTTCTTGACGTATCCGTCTAGTTTTTCTTCGAGTTCCTTCATACGCTTTTCATCTGCTTTAATCTTCTTACGCAATTTCTTTTGCAAGTCGTTTTCAGATTCATTGCCTGTGATGGTTGTTTCGTCTTCGTCTTCGTCGTCCCAGTAGTTGTTGCTCATAGCAACTGTCCACCCTTCTATTCGTTGTAGTTCGCAAGCCGCAGTATCCACTCGGGGAAATGGACTGGCTCTTGCTACCAGTCTGTTACGCTGGCGGGGCTGGTAGGTCCGCTCAGGATTCTGTTTTAGATTAAGCCAGCGCCTCTACGTTGTGAGGCTAGACTGACTTGAGATACACCGCTTCTACCTGAGAAGGATGCTTCTTCTTTCTTTACCAGGTCTTCAAGTCTTTTGATTTCTTTAGCAGACTTTCCAAATACGGCTGACTCTACGCCAGCCTGACCTAGTGTCTCTTCTCCATAAACCTGTGTAAGTTTGTTAACTGTTGGAAGCATCGCTGCAACTGTTCCAAACTTTGTCAGTGCTGTGTCGTAAGTTTCTCCACCAAGTGCATACTGGTACGCACTCTCTACGGTAGTTCCACCAACAAGTTGCCCTGCGCTAAGACCTTGCTTCTCTGCTGCAGATAGAACTTCATATCCTGCAACCTGAGCCTGTAGTTCTTTAGCACCTTTATCGCCAAGAGCAATAGCCTTAGCAAGAGAGATACGGTCTACAGTTGGGAAGTAACGTGAGATTGTATCCTTGATATTCTTTGGTGCGTTATCAATGCGGTCAAAGATTGCTGTGATTCGGTTAGCAAACTCTGTTGCAGATACACCCTTAGCAAGAACATCTCCAAGGAAATCTTCATTAGCCAAATCACCAAGGTTTGATTGCTTAAGTATGTCACCCATCTTTGATTCAGTTGCAAAGTACTCAGCAATAGTAGGCACTGTTACAGCCTTGCCTGCTTGCTTCATCTTTTGAAGAGCGTATATTCCCTTGAATCGCTTTGTAAAATCTGCTAATGCTGGATTCTTTTCAGATTCAAGAACAGCCATATTGAAGGCTTCTTCTGAAGTTGCGCCCTGCTTGTAAAATTTAGATACTACGTTGTAAAGTTCGGTAGCCCAAGGCTTTGCCATTTCTGTTGGACCAAAGAAGATAGCAAGTGTTTGCTTAAATACATCAGATGCTAGAATTGGACCAGTAGGAGTAACTGCTGCAGGAATAGCACCAGTAAGCCCTGTTACGCCTGTAACTCCAGTGACTCCAGTAACGCCCGTCACCCCGTTAACACCACTTACACCAGTTGCACCACCTACGGTAGCCTCAGGGAGTTTATAAAGTTGCCATTGACCAGTGCTTGTTCCACCAATCCAGGTATATCTGTATCCAGCAGGAGCGGCAGGTGCACCAGCAGCCTTATTGAATAATGGATTTTCAGCCTCAAGAGCAGCACGTGCCGTTGTTGTTGCTATTTTCTTGTCTTGAAGAACTTGACTTGCAGTCTTCTTTGAGCCGTCAGGGTTCAATCCCTGTGCTACATAGTTTGCTGCTTGCTGTGCTTCTAGGTCTGCTAGTCGAGCCTTTGATTTAGAAAGAAGAGTTTCAGCCTGTTCAAGCATTGTTGCTGGTCTTGATGCAGCATTTGCTTGTGAGAGTATAGTAAGTTTTTGTCTTTCTGCAATATCTGCAGCATCAACATTTGACGTTGGTACTACATATTGTGGGGATAAAATATACGCATCCATTTGACTATCTGTACGAGCCATTATATTCCAAATCCCATCGCTCTTGCTGCGCCTGTAGCAGCATCTCTTGCCATACCTTGAGCCTGTAAAGTCTTATCAAAGTTAGGATGATTGATTGCAAAGTTGTATGCTTCAGCAATAGATGCTGGTTGAGCCTTACCAACTACGCCATCTGGGCGTGCTAACTTCTCAATGTTAGGGTCGTTAAGGTCAAGACTTTCTGGGTCAACTTCCCATAGTTTTGCAACAGTATTAAGGATTGGCTCAAATACGTCACGCACAGTCAGGTTAGGATTAGCAGCAAAGCGGTCAGCAAGGGCTGGATAATCTTTCATAGCCTTCTGTTGGAACTGTAACTTAATAGTGTCAAGTGACTTAGAACCAGATGCTAGGTCAATGCCTAGTTGATTCACTTCTTTCTGGCTTAAGTTGTTAATATTATATGCACGAAGTAATGACTTAACTCCAGAGATTGTTGTAATCGCTGATGAAGGCAACTTAGTTGTATCGGCAAGGTTAACCTTAGCCCATAAGAAAGACTCAGTAAAGGATGCTGCATCAAATAATGATGGAGTAGTTACTTGCTCGGTACCACCATTTGCAGCCTTACGACTTACTATCTTACCAGAAGCCTTAGCCTCTGTTTGTAACTTATCAAAAAATTCAGTCTTATCTGTAGCAGATAGGTTGTTTATATCAAACCCTATCTTCTTTGATACCTTATTAAGAAGGGCATCTGCTGTCAACTGGTCGTACTCTGTATAAGATACGGTTGTTCCAGTTACATCTGGTGCTGCCTTTTCAAGACTCTTAAGAACATCCCAAGGTGTTTGCTTCTTACCATCCTTGAATGATGCAATAGCACCATCGACAATGCTGTTCCACAATGTGTTACGCATAGCACGAGTAGGATTAGTCTTGTTTTCTACACCTATTAGATACTCCTGTAGTGCAAGAACTGCATCCTCAGGTAGTGTTGTGAAAGCCTTCTTTACCTTGGCAGCATCTGCCTTTACAAGGTTGCCATTCTTATCTGGCATCCAGATGTATTGAATCTTCTTCGTAGAACCTTTAGGTGCAACGACTATTGTTGGTCCCTTTGGAATTGTCATTACTTATTCTCCTTCAGGTTATCATTAACGAAATATCGTGAGATTAACTTCTGCATTACTGGGTCCCACATATCTAATGTGTCCTCTAGGTACTTTGTCCACTGGTCTTGGACCTGTGTCTTAGTACCAACTGGTGCATCTTTGTAAGCCTTAGCAACTGAATCACGATATGAAAGGAACGCCTTAGCGTGCTCCCAGAATTGTGTCTTTCCAAACTTAGTCATAAACTCTTTATTGTTTACAACCTTGTAAAGACCTTGTGATTGAATCCAGGCTGAGTCTCCAGTGCGAGCATTCTTACCAAACTCAATACCCCATACTTCGCTGTAGTCAGATAATGTATCTGCATACTTTTGCATAGCATCAACTAAGCCAGGCACGCTACGGTAAGAAGCATAGCCAGCCTTCTTTGCGGCATCATTGAGTTCAGTTTTGTAGTCAGAGTAGGCTTTCCATACACGTGACTTTTCAAGTTCATCTTCAATTTGCTTAGGTGTCTTTAACTTCTCATTGAGAGTTGTGCCACCAGGCAATGTTGTATTAGGGTCTTGAAGAAACTTATTGACCTGTGCTGTGTAACCAATAGGTAAGTCAGCAGTAAGTAATGCAACAGTAGATGGGTCAATACCCTCTAACTGCTTTGCAAGACCAGAGAAGTCATTCCAGATACGGTCATAGGCTGCTTGATTAGCAGGAACCTTTGCAACTTGACTCTTAGCAGATAGGAATAGACGGTCCATTGGGAAATCTTCTCCACCAGCAAGACGCATATGTGACTGGAAGTCAGCCTCTGCAAGAGCAGCAGATTCTTTCTGAGTCTTTCCTTCAGCCTTGTACTTGTTCAGACGTGTGTAGTAGTAATCCTTATAGACGCTATCTGGCAAAGTATCCACAAACTGTGGGCTACCAAAGAGTGAGAAGAACTGTGTGCGTGCCTTACGCAAGAAGATATCTGTTGTTCCCTTAAGAACTGTATCTTCTGTAGGCTTTGGACCTAGTTCCATTTCATAAAGAATCCACTGACGGTTTGATTCTGATGCATAAGACTGCATCCACATAGAGTCAGTTTCTGATTTACTAAATGCTGTCTGTAAGTTACGTGCCCAAGCAGGAGTAAATGTAGTCTTTGCTTGCTTTGCAAGGTTAGTCTCTACTCCATATGGGAATAGTTCATCGTATGAATAGTTAGGAATCTTGCCAATTGTTGCATCAACCAAGTCTTTAATAACCTTTTGAGAATCTGGTTTTGCATTTAGCAGTTGTCCTACAGCAATTGGAACCAACCAAGATGGACCTGGAAGGTTAGCAATAAAGTTAGTTGCACGAGCAGATAGGATAATTCCCTTGCCCTTGTTTAGACCTAGTTCTCTTGAACCTGGAACTAATAGATACTCAGCCTTCATTGGGTCATCAATTGGATTGCCGTATTTGTCTACGCCAAATGAGTTATATAGTCCATAATAACTATTCAGGAATCCTGCAACGCGAACAGGTTCATTTGCAGCAAAGCGACCA